GGGGCACATCCAACCTTCACCCGACCACATGGCCACCGAGTCACTCATCACCCCGCCTGGCGAGGTGATCTTCGCCAACGTCCTCAAGCCCAAGACCGTCAACCAGGGCAAGGCCAACGAGAAGCTCCAGTACGGCATCGTGCTGCTCCAGGCCGACCCCGAAACAGACCCCGACGCCAAGGCGTTTATCGGCAGCCTGCACAAGGCGTTCATGGAGCGGTTCGGCGGCAACGCCAAATACGGGGCCAACGGCAGGCCCTGGAAGAAGGAGGTCATTACCCGCCTGGATGGCACCGAGGAGCCAACCGGCCTCACGCGAATCAGCTTCAGCCGGGACACCGTGACCCGCAGCGGCATGGAGCTGCCGCCCCCGATCGTGCAGGACAGCCGGGGCAACCCCTGGCCCATCAACATGGCGATCGGCAACGGCTCGATTTGCCGCATCGCTTACAGCCCCTACCTGTGGGACAACATCGACGGAGGCAAGGGCATTAGCCTGAACCTGCTGGCGGTGCGGGTGTTGGCCCACGTTCCCTACAACGTCGGCAGCGTGGCGCCTGATGTGTTCGGCGCGCCCGAGGCTGGTGTGGTTGCCAGCGACATTCAGGCCAGCGAGCCCCAAGCCGACCTGTTCGGTGCTCCCGATAGCGACGGGATCCCCTTCTGATGCGTACCGAATACTCTCCCGCCAAAACCTTTTGGTCTTTTGACGCAGCAACAGCAGAGATTTTCCTTGTGTCCGTTGTTGCAGAAAGTGAAAAGAGCGTGTATCTGGCTCCATCCCAGGAGTTCAACAGCAAGGGCCGCAAGCTGCCCCCTGTTCTGCGCCACAAGCGGTCACTGCCCACGTTCCACAGCTTCCACGAAGCAAAAAGCGAGCTGATGGAGGAGCTGCAGGGTCAACTGACGGCCGCAAGGGACCGTTACGAAGACCTGATGGAGAAGGCGTACCAGCTGGAGGCGCCCGATGCTTAGCAGCAAGGAAACCGTGCTTGCGGTGTTGACTTCTCCCGTTGAAATGCGGACAGCTGACATTGCCAAGGAGGTTGGGCTTTCTAACGAATCAACGAGAAAGATTCGCACCGGGAAGTCCTACGTCAACCTGTTCCCTGAGATTGAGCGGTTGACCACCGAGCAGATGGTCAGGACGTGCGAAAAGTGCTCGTTCTTTCAGCGCAAATCCAAGCGCACAACTTGGTGTGACCTGGGTTATCCCGAAGCGGTGAGCCGGCGTTTTGCCAGGGGTTGCGGTGCCTACACCCTGAGGACGCAACCATGAGCCACGTCGAGTTTCCCGAGCTTTCAGTAGAGGCAAGGTCAGCCCTTGGAGCTGCCCTGGAGGCGGCTGGTCTTCACGAGTCCAGCATCGGCGGTTTCGACCGCAGGCAAATGGCCGCCTTCCTGCGTGAGGCGATGAGGCAGGCCCAGTCCGTTGGCGTCGGCGGCAGCTCCTGGCAAGAGCTGCAAGCCATCGCCGACAACCTCCACAGCCCGCCACCGCCACCGCCGACCCTGGCGCAGGCACGGGAAGCAGCACGGCAGCTGGCTGGCCCATCGGCCGAGGTGGTGCATGCCTTCCTGTTCTCCCTGTTGGAGATGGGGAAGACGTGAACCCGCAGAAAATCAAGGGTGATGCAGCTGAGCGCAGTGCTGCCCAGCTGCTGACGGATCTCCTGGGCCTTGACCCGCCGGCCCGCCGGAAGCTGGGCGCCGGCCGCACCACGGCAGCCGGGGGCGACACGGGCGACATCGAGGGGGTGCCGGATCACGCCATCCAGATCGCCTCCTGGAACGACGCCGCTGCTGCTGCCCGGACCAAGCCGGCCGAGGCGGAGCAGCAGGCCCAGAACCTTGGCGTGAACCACAGCGCCACCCTCGTCCGTTTCCGCGGTGGCAAGTGGGTGGTGGTGCTCACCCTGGCCCAATGGGCCCGATACCTGAAGTTGATCTGGAGGATCTGATGCGCTGCCCCAAATGCCAATCGACTGGCAATTTCGCCACCGAAACCAAGCGCTGCACGGTCAACTCCAGCGAAGATTCGCTGAAGCGGCGCCGCATCTGCCGGGACTGCGGTGCCCAGTGGACCACCACGGAGCGGATCGACAAATGGGACAACGATCTCAGGCAGTGGACCGGCCATGCCGAGCCCGAGCTGCCCAAGGTTGATCCCGTTGTTCGCACAAGGGAGCCACGGCAGAGCAGGCCGGCAGCCTCAAGGTTCCATCCGATCACCTTGGAACAGGTGGCCGACCAGCTTCTGGGGATTCCCCCGGACGTGTGCCAGATGCTCCTCGAATGGTGGAACAACTCTCGCCGCTCCAAGCACGGCGCCGCTGCTGCCTGGACCGAGAAGGCCTTCACCATGTCCGTGGACCGGGTGAAGAAGCTGCCGCACTGGCAGCAAGTGGTGCTGACCAATGCCGGCATCGAGCACGGCTGGCAGGCCCTCAACCCCAGCTACTGCAAGGACTTGCTGGCCAAGCCACCACGACAAGGCGGTTTCCAGCCGCAGAGCCAGGGGCTGGCCGGGGCCCTGGCGATCCTCCAGGGAGGCGGGAACCGTGGATCGGCTTGACCTGGCCGGCATCGGCACCGCACCGGAGCCGCAGAAGCCGGTCGCCATGCTCCGGCCCGAGGCCTTCTTCATGGGGTGCGAGATCCTGTTCTCCCATCTCCGGCTGAAGGAGTCGGATCGGTGGAGTGAAGGTGTCGCCCTGGTCAAGTTGGCCAGCTTCACCGACGCCTTCCCCGAGGTGTCCGATCGGCAGTTCCTTTGGTGCTGTGAGCAGTGGGTGCAGGCCGCCACCGGCAACGGGTTCCGCACCGTGCCGCCCTGGCGCGAGCTGGTGGCCCCGCTGTACCGAGCCGAGGCGGGTCTGGCCAACCGCTCCTGGGGATTCAAGCCCGATCTGCCGCCGTTTCTGCAGCCGACACCGCAGCAACTGCAGCTGCTGCCCATGCAGGCCCAGTCCCTGCTGAGCAGCACCGATCCGTCCCATTCCTACTGGCAAACGCCTGACGAGTTGAAGCGCTGGACCGCCGCCAACGGAAGCCAGATGCAGTTCGAGCCATCACCCGACACACCCTTACTGGAGCCCTCCCGTGACTGTCCAACCTGAACGGCCCACGGCCGCCATTCTGTCCGTCATGTGCCTGCTTGGAGCGGTGCTGCTGGCTCAGGCCATCACGATGCGCGATGTGGCACAGAAGCGCCTGCATCAGCGCGATGTGGCCCCGCAGCTGCAGCGATGCCAGGTGCAGCCATGAGCAACCCATTCATCTGCATCCACAGCGCTGGCGGCAGGATCGGCCGCTTCTGCTGGGTGAATAGTGACCTGCGAAAAGACCACCGCCGATGCGTCATCGTGCAAGGCACCAATGGTCGAGCCCCTTGGTACTACCCACTCGGCTGGTGGGGTTCGACCTACATGTGCAGCCCCCATCCGGCCACGCCGGAGGAAGCGTGGTGATGGCTGACTTCACCATGCACCGCGAAAACCTGTCGGCCGGCGACCCTGTTCACACCCGTTGGCGTGGCGGCTGGGCCGCCGGCACCGTGCAGTCCATCGCCCTGGACCACGCCATCGTCAACATCCAGCGCGGCAGCCAGCAATTTCTTGTACCCGTATGGGATCCCCGAAACCTCCGAGCATGCAAGCAACCCCCGACGACCGAACCATCACCATCCGACGATCAGCAATCAACGATCTTCTGACCAAATACCAGGCCCAGTCAGACGCCTCAAGCCCGTGGGAATCCACGTCGTTCCATGCCGCTGGTGCCATCGAAGCCCTACAAAAAATCCAGAGGATCAATGAAACTGCTGATTGATACCGAGGGCTTCCTGGTCCCGGCCGCCAAGTCCGCCGAGTACGACATCGAGTGGCAGCCGGGTGACTGGCAGCGGGTCTGCCGCCATGGGGATGCCCTTGCCTATTTCCAGGAGTCGGTGGTGGATGTGCTGGCCCAGCACCCCGGCCACCAGCCCGTGCTGGCCATGGGTGATCGCACCACTTACCGGGCTGGGATCTTCCCTGCCTACAAGGCCAACCGGAAGAAGGAGACCAAGGTGGCCGGCTGGCCCGCCCTGGTGGCCAGCGTCGAGCAGCTGGCCCTCAGCAGCGGCTGGGAGATCGCCCGCCTGCCCAACGTGGAGGCCGACGACGTGCTGGGCATCCTGGCTGGCCCCAACGACGTGATCGTTTCCATCGACAAGGATCTGTTGACCGTGCCTGGCCAGCACTACAGGGGTGGAGCAATGGTGAACCAGTCACTGCACGACGCCAACCTGGCCTTCTTCTCCCAGGCCTTGATCGGTGACCGCTCCGACCACTACCCCGGCTGCCCAGGGGTAGGGGAGAAGGGCGCCGAGAAGCTGCTGGCCGGCCTCAAGAGCGAGGTGGAGATGTGGGCGGCCGTTGTTGGCGCCTATCAGAAGGCTGGCCTCACCCCCCAGGCCGCCCTGGTGCAGGCCCGCTGCGCTCGCATCCTGCGGGCTGGCGAATACGACCACGACCGGCAGCAACCAATCCTCTGGCAGCCTCCGGTAATCTGAGACAGATAACTGCAGGCCTGCAGTGCTTACCCCACTCGTCTCCGAAGCTCTGCTCAAGCGTCTCCAGGAAACATTCCCGGCAGACATTGTTGGCATGGCCTCCTATCCCTCGGAGCGGATCCATCAAGCGATCGGGGAACAGCGGGTGGTTCAGGTTTTGCAGAACTGGCATGCCGAACAGGATCCGTTTCGGGAGGTGGTCTGATGTGCGGTGGCGGAGCACCACGGTCCACGATCGTCCAGCCCGATTACGGGGCCTACAACCGGATGGCCGATATGCAGATGCAGACCATGCAGCTGGCGCAGTCGCCCGCTGTCTTGGCTGCTCAGCAGGGGGTCCAGGCCGCCGCCCTCCAGCAGCAGCAGGTTCTTTCCGGCTTGGCAGCACGCCGAACTGCAGAGGCCAACGACACATCGGCCGCCGCGACCCGGCTGGCCGCGTTGATTGGCACGCCACCCCCTGACAAGACGGCCAGGGCCCCGGTGCTTGCCTCCAACAGGGCGGGCATGGCCAGGCCGGAAGGCCGAAAGGGCCTACGGATTGACCTTCAACCCGCTGCCACCAGCGGACTCAACATCGGAGCTTGACCATGTGCGGAGGACGGCCACGCTCACCCAAGGTGGTGCAGGAGGCAGCGCCTGACTACAGCGCCCAGCTGCAGCAGCAGCAGGACGCGCAGGCCCAGATGCAGCAGCAGAACGCCACCCTGGTGCAGCAGCTGCAGGAGCAGGCCAATGCCATGGCCGCCGAAACGGCCAAGCGGCAGGCGGAACTGGCTGCCCCATTGCCAGAGTCGAAGACGGTCACCAACGCCAACCCCTACGCCGTCACCACCGCGCAGGGCACGGCCGGCGCCGCCCAGGAGCAGACCACAGCACCAGCCGCCCCCCGCAAGAAGGGCAACAAGGCCAGCCTCCAGATCAACAGCGCTGACATCAGCCTGCCTGGCGTCGGCATCAACATCGGGGTGGGCTGATGGAACGCGGAACGGGCGACATCGTTATCTCCCCTGAGAGCCAGGGCCTGCAGCGGGGCACGGCGCAGCGCCGGTACAACCAGCTGCGGGGCTATCGGGATGCGTGGCTGGATCGGGCCCGCCGTTCCGCGAAGCTCACGCTCCCGTACCTGATCCCTCCGAGCGACGAGATCCTGCCGGAAACGACAGAGGAGCAGCCGCATCCGTGGTCAGGTATCGGCGCCCAGGGGGTCAACAACTTGGCAGCCAGACTGCTGCTGGCCCTGCTGCCCCCCACCGGGGGCTTCTTCCGATTGACCGGCGACGAACTCGCGTCGGCCATGGCGGAGGCCGATCTGGTGCAGCGTGGTGCCACCGAGGCTGACATTGCCTCCTTGAAGCAGGAGATCGAGAAGGGCTTGGCCACCCTGGAGCGGGCGGTCAGTAGGGAGATCGAGACGTGCAACGACCGGGTGGCCCTGTTCGAGGCCCTGATGCACCTGATCGTCGGCGGTGCGGTGCTGCTCTACCGCCGGCCCAAGGGGATGAAGGTGTTTCATCTCAACAAGCACTGCCTGTTGCGTGACCCGATGGGCAGCTCCGTCGAGGCGGTGACCTGCGAGACGTACCTCTACGCCTCCCTGGACAAGAAGCTCAAGGATGTGCTGGACGAGGTGGATCAGCAGGCCGGGAAATGGCAGGACGACAAGGACTTTGCCCGCCGCGATTCTCGCCAGATCAAGGTCTTCACCCACATCAAGTGGAGCGGTGAATCGGTCAACTGGTATCAAGAGATCGGCGGCGCCAAGGTGCCGGGATCGGAGGGAAACACCAGCGCCGATGCCAGCCCCTGGATTCCCCTGCGCCTTTTCCGCATGGACGGGGATTCCTATGGCCCTGGCTACGTCGAGTGGACGGCCCTAGCTGATCTGCTCAGCAACGATGCGTTGAACAAGGCGGTCACCGAGGGGGCCATGCAGGCTGCCCGCAATCTGGTGGGGCGGAAGGGATCGGCCATCACCAGCAAGGAGGTGTTCGCCAAAGCCCCCAACGGGTCGGTGATCGACGCACAGCCCGAAGATTTCTTCCCGATCAGCACGGCCGACGTGCGCGACCTAGGGGTGGCGTACCAGGCCATGACCAGGCTGGAGCAACGACTGGGCCGGATCTTCCTGCTGCCAGACATCCGCGACTCCGAGCGCACCACGGCCGAGGAAGTGAAACTGCAGATCCGGCAGATCGAGCAGATGCTGGGCTCCATCTATTCGATCCTCACCGTCGAGTTCCAGTACCCGTACATCAAGCGGGTGCTGTCGGTAATGACCAAGGCCAATCGACTGCCGGAGCTGAAGGACATCGAGCCGGTGATCTCCGTGGGCCTCGCCGCCCTGGGACGCCAGTCCGATGCCGAAAAGCTGTCAGCCTTCGCCATGCAAGGCGGGCAGGCGCTGCCGCAGCAGTTCGGCCAGCTGGTCGATCCAGCTGCCTGGCTGCGTGAGTTCTGCACCGCCATGGGTGTGAACCCATTGCTGGTTAAGAGCGACAAGCGGATCCAGGAGGAGCAGGCTGCCGCGGCCCAAGCGCAGCAGCAGCAGCAGCTGATCCAGGCCGGCATGGGCGATCCCCAGAAGCTGGGCAACGCCGCCATGGCGGTGCAACAGATGTCCAGCCCGCAACCCGACACCGAACCTCAACCCCAATGACCACCGAAACCCCGGCATCAGAAGCCAAGACCGTCGATCAGATCGAGGCGCCCGCCGAGCTCAAGCAGATGGTGGATCCGGCCAGCCCGCGGCAGGCTGCGATCCTCGATCAGTTCCTCAACGATCTGGGGATCCCCGATGCCCCCCCGGCACCAGCACCTGAGGAGGAGGCCGCCAAGGGCGAGAAGCTGCTGGGCAAGTTCGAGTCGCCCGAGCAGCTGGCCAAGGCGTACCAGGAGCTGGAGCGCAAGCTGGGCCAGAAGGCCGAGCAGGTTGCAGCACCGGAGGAGCCGGCCGCTCCGCCCGAGGCCTACACCCCGGAGCGGGGCGTCGAGGTCTATGGCGAAACCGTGGCGACCGCCATTGAGGCAGCCGAGATCAACCCGTTCGAGATGGCCGCGAAGCTGGAGGCCGGCGAGGACGTGGCCACCTATGTCGATGCCCTGGTGGAGAAGGGCGGGCTGCCACGGGGTCTGGTGGAAACGTACCTGGCGGGTGTGAAGCCCCAGGCCCCGGCTGCTGCTGCAGAAGCGGTATCCCTGAATGACAACCCTGAAGCGGTGGCGGCCCTGCGCCAATCGGTCGGCGGCGATGCAGCGTTTGAGCAGCTGTCCCGCTGGGCTGCCACCAATCTCAGCGATGCCGAGAAGACCGACTATCAGGCTGCCGTGGACAGTGGCAACGTGCTGGCCGCGCAGTGGGCGCTGCGGGCGATGCAGGCACGGGCCACCGGGATCAAGGCCGAGCCCGACTTCCTGGGTGGCGGTGCTCAGACCAGCGAGCCAGCTGACGCGTACGACACCCGCAGTGACTGGCAGAAGGAGCGGTACGCCACAGACGACAACGGCAACGAGCTTTATGCGAAGGATGAGTCGTACCAGCGTCGGGTAGATGCCAAACACCAGCGGTCAAAACGCGCAGGGAAGTGGTAGCTTTTAGGTGGATCGTTCCACCCTTGTAGTCATCGGGGCCGCTTGCGGGCGATAACCCTTGATAGGCGGGAGGCGTTGGGTTCCAAGCAATGAACTCTCCCTCGCTTTATCAATCATGTCCGCAGACGCTCTCGCGCTGTCCAGACTTGGGCAGCAGAAAGGCACCGGCTCCGTCGATGCCCTGTTTCTTGATCTCGGCAGTGACGAACTGCTGACCGCCTACGACAAGAAGAAGGTTTTCTCCTCCACCGTGAAGGAGCAGACCATCAAGGGCGGGCGCTCGATGCGCTTCATCGTGACCGGCCGCCGGAGTGCCGCGTACCACACGCCTGGCACGCCGATCGACGGCACCGTCAATTCCCCCTCTGACCTCAACAGCCGGATCCTGTATCTGGATGGCCTGCTGCAGGCCAGCGAAACCATCTACGACCTGGACGAACTGCGTGAATACCCGTCCACCAGGGCGGAGATCATGCACCAGTTGGGCCAGGCCCTGGCTGACGAGCGTGAGGCACGGATTGCCCGTGTTCTCTTTGCTGCAGCCAGCACCTCCACGGAGCCCCTGGCCAAGACCATCAACGCCGGCAGGACTGGCGACAAGATCACCCTGACCGCTGGCTATGCCGCCAAGACGGATCAACAGAAGGGCGACGAGCTTCACGATGCCATCAGGAACCTTGTGATCCTGAAGCAAAAGAAACACGTCCCCACTGAGAACATGGTGGTCGTGGTCACTCCCGACATTGCCGGCTATCTCTACGCCTCCACGCGAGTCATCAACCAAGACTTCAATGGCGGCACTGGGGTCAACGGCACCGTGCGCGAGGCCTTTGCTGGTCGCATCTATGGGGTGCCGGTGTACTGGTCCAATTTCGTGAACCAGTCCGCCTACACGCTGGTCACCGGGGACAACGCCAACTCGGTGTATGCCCAGGATCTCAGCAAGTGCCAGGCCCTGATCTACCACCGGGACGCCATGGGTGTGCTGAACCTCCGGCAGCCCAAGCTGCAAATGACCGCCAGCGGTGGTGACTACAACGTGGTCTACCAGTCGCAACTCCTTGTCGCCTCCATGGCGCTGGGGATGGGCGTTCTGAGCCCTGAGTGCGCTGGCGCCATCGTCACCCCCTAAGCCCCTGCGGTGGGAGCGCTGCCCCTGGCGGAACGGCCGGGGGCTTTTTATTGGCGCCGCCCGGTAGGATTGAACTGCACGCCTGCAGCCGTCCATGGGCCTGGCTAACCAAGCAGTTACGCCTGGACGCACCAGCCTGCTGGAGGCCGTGAACATTTGCCTGGCCGTGATTGGCGAGGCACCGATCAACACGCTGGAAACGCAGCAAGTCGGGGAGGCCGCTCAGGCTGAGCGCACCCTGCTGGAGTACCACAAGGAAGGGCAGACCCGCGGCTGGTCCTGGAACCGTGAGCGGTCGGTGCCCTTCTACCCGGATGCGGATTCAAGGGAAGTCCTGATCCCGGCCAGCGTGGTGAAGTGGGCGCCGCATCGCCTGGAGTGGAACAACCGCTTCCAGGCCAGGGGCAGCCGGGTCTACGACAACGAGCAACGCAGCTACGCGATCCCGGAAACCATTGCCTCAATCGAGGCGGACATCGTTTCGCTGCTGCCTTGGGACGACTGCCCCGAGGTCTTCAACAGGTGGGCCTGCATCCGGGCAGCGCGGGTGTTCAGCAACCGGGCAGTCGGCAACACGGCCACCTACCAGCTGACTCAGGCGGACGAGGATCAAGCATGGGCCGATCTGCTGCGGGTTGATACCGAGCAGGGCCAACCCAACGCGATCACGGGTGAAGCGGCATGGGCCACGTTCCGGCCGGCCATGGGCCTGGGGCGCCGTCGTGGTGGCGGTGGTGGCTGGAGCGGCTACGACGGCAGCAGCCTGGTTGATCTGGGCGGCACCGGCACCGGCAGCGCCAACCTGCCACAGGCCTTGGGGCAGGAGGCATCGCCAACGTTTGCAGGGCTGACCCTTAGCGCCTTCTCCACCTTCACCGGCCAGCTGTGCGTACTGGGCACCAACGGAGCGGTGAATCCGCTGCCGCTGGGCAGTGGCCTCTCGATTGTTAATGGGGCACTGGTGGCAGCCGGGGGCGGCGGTGGCGGCGCATCCCTGAGCGATGCCACGCCTCAGGCCCTCGGCACTGCAGCCGCTGGCACCGCCTCGACAGCCAGCCGCAGCGACCACCGCCACGCCATGCCCACGGCTAACCAGGTGGGCGCAGACGCCACGGGGACCGCAGCAGCAGCGGTGGCGGCCCACGCCGCAGCGGCAGACCCTCACCCCACCTACACCACCCAATCGGAGGCAGCAGCGGCGGCCCCTGTGCAGTCGGTGGCTGGGCGAACTGGAGCGGTAACGCTGGTCGCTGCCGACGTTTCGGGCGCAGTCTCAACCAGCGATTCCAGGCTGATCGACGCCCGCGAGTGGAGCGCGGCCACCGTCACCCAGACCGAAGCCGAAACGGGCAGCTCCACCACGCGCTTGGCGTTCACTCCCCTGCGGGTGTTCCAAGCCATCGCCGCCTGGTGGGCAGCATCGGCGGCCAAGACCAAGCTCGATGGCATCGCCAGCGGGGCCACGGCAAACAGCTCGGATGCCACCCTGCTGGCCAGGGCCAATCACACCGGCACACAGACAGCGAGCACCATCACCGGCCTGGCCACCGTGTCCACCAGTGGCGCCTACGCGGATCTGAGCGGTAGGCCGACGCTCGGCACGGCAGCCGCAGCGGCAAGCACCGCCTTTGCTGCTTCTGGCGCAGTCACCGGGTCGGGCCTGACCGTCACGAGCAGCCGAGTGATTGGCCGCAGCACGGCTGGCACGGGTGCCCCTGAGGAGATATCGGTCGGCGCTGGTCTGAGCCTGTCCGGTGGAGTTCTGAGCGTGACCGGCGGTGGGGCCACCAACATTTGGATCCCTGCAGCTCAGTGGATCCCTGCGACTACCAACGGTTGCGGCATTAACTCCCTAGAAACAACTACCAACAAAGTCAACTACGACGTTTTGGAATTTGATTCCACCACATCAGAACAGGCTGACTGCATCGTTACGCTTCCCAATAACTGGAGCTATGGCACAGTAACGGCACGGTTCTATTGGACTGCTGCGAGCGGTTCGGGTGGGGTGGTGTTTCAACTGGCGGGGCTGGCCTATGGAGACAACATTGCGATTGACACGGCAATGGGAACAGCGCAGTCGGTAGCCGACACGTTGCAGACAGTCAACAACATGCACGTTTCAGCGGCCACGGCAGCCATTACGATTGCGGGCACTCCAGCAGCCAATAAGCCGGTGCAGTTTCAGATCAAGCGGTTGCCTGCTGATGCCAGCGATACCTTACTTACTGATGCCAGGCTTATTGGTGTGGAGGTGATTTTCTAATGCACCGCAGAGCCAGGCACCTAAATCCTGTAGCCGCTGGTGCAACCAGTGCGCTGGATGCACGTTTCATTGCTGGCCTGGCCGATGGCGCCAGTGTGTCTTCGTGGGCATCAAGAGCAGGCGCATCACTTACTTTTACTCAGGCTACGACAGCTCGCCAACCAATCTTTACGTTAAGGAGCCAAGGCGGCCAGCCGTCCGTGAAGCATGTTGCCGGGTCTAACCAGTGGATGAGTACGACACAAAGATTAGTGGGGGATACGACGCCTCTATATACGGCATTTTACGTCGGCACATCTGCTGTATCAATGACTGGTAACACCAGCTTCGTCGGAGGATATTTAGGTCCTGCGTTTACTTTCATTACGTTTAATAGCTTTTTTACCATAATCAGTACAGCTATTGCTCAATATTCAGTATTTGGAACTGGGTCGACAGTGGCCCAGGGAAGGAGCGGAACCGCTCAAATTTTTGCAGCCTCCAGAATTCCTGCGGGCGATTCATACGCCACTACTACCACTGGCTCTACTGCAAATTTGGCAACGAACCGCAATGGTTCTACGATTGATAGTTTTGCGAATGGTGACTCTTATGCGTTTTCCTTGATTCCGGCGCAAATCACCGACTCTCTACGGCTTAGGCTGTTACAGAGTTACGCTTTTTCGTTCAAACTTCAATCTTAACCTCATGTCCATTTTCTTCAGCACTACCAACCCATCAGACGTCAGGGAAATTGACGACGAAACAATTGCGGCATGGGAAGTCAGTGGCAATCCAAAGCTAAACTTTTGGGCCGAGCAGCCGGCACAGCCGTCACCCGATGCGGCCTGGGTAGATGGGGAATGGGTGATCCCGCCACCCCCAGAACCCACCCCCGACTGGCCCCGCTTCAAAAGAATCGCCCTAGGCAGCGACACGCTGAAGTCCATCGCCATCGCGGCATATCCGACCGAGCCAATCGCAGCAGGAGCACTATCAGCCTCGCTCTATGAGGCCGAAAAAGGCAACATTGCCGATTTTGCTGGTGCCTGGAAATTGGTGTGCGTCGCTGCAAACGTCACCCCCGAGGTTGTTACTGGTTTCGTTGGCGTGGCCCAAGCCTGCAATCTCCCGGCGGAGTTCGTGGCCGCGCTCTCGCCCCAGCAGCCATGACCCTCAACAGCTACTCCATCGCCAACCTGATCCAGGGGATCAGCCAGCAGTCGGATTCGCAACGTGACCCGACGCAGGGGGAGCTGCAGATCAATGGCTATTCCTCGTTGGCCGATGGCCTCAGGAAGCGGGCAGGCACCAGCGCGATCCGGCGCATCAGCACCACGACGCTGGGCGATGTCTTCTTCCACTCAATCCTGCGGGACAGCGGTGAGAAGTATCTGGTAGTGATCGGCAAGACCGCGATCCGCGTCTTTGACCTGGACGGGATTGAGAAGACGGTCACGGCGCCATCGGGCTACAGCTACCTGTCCACGGTGACCAGTTGCGCCACCGATGTACGGGCCGCCTCGATCGCGGATTACACCTTCATCAGCAGCGTCAAGCGGGTGCCGGCAATGGCCGCAGCCCTGGCGCCAGCAACAGCCAGGACAGCGACCAATGAGGCCCTGGTGTGGGTCAAGGCCGCTAACTACGGGCAGACCTACAAGGTGTCGGTGAACGGCACCCTGGCGACCGTCACGACTCCGGTGCAGCCGGTAGTGACCAGCGGCAGCACGGTGACCGAGAACCGGATCAGCAGCGCTGACATCGCTGAGTCAATCAAGACGGCATTGGCCAGCGTGAGCGGGGTGACGATCACCAGGGAGGGATCGGTGCTGCATGTGACCTCCAGCACCGCCATCACGATCGCGGCCACCGATGCCAGGGCCAACGCCGACGTCACGGCCATCACCAACACGGTGCAAGCGTTCACCGATCTGCCGACCATCGCGCCCAAGGGGTATCAGGTGGAGATCGTGGGCGACCCCACCAACCAGTACGACGGCTATTTCGTGAGCTTCGTTCCCAGGGGGACCGCAGCCACCTTTGGCGAAGGGACGTGGCAGGAGTGTGTGGCCCCTGGGATGCCGTACCAGCTGGATGCGGCCACCATGCCGCAGCTGCTGGTGCGCCTTGCTAATGGCACCTTCTACTTCGGGCCCGCCAATGGCAGCACGCAGGGCGGCACCAAGATCCCGAGCTGGGGGCAGCGCACGGCCGGCGACTACGACACCGCACCAGACCCGTCGTTCATCGGCTATGCGATCCAGGACGTGTTCATCCACCGGAACCGGCTGGGCCTGCTGGCCGATGAGAACGTAATTCTGAGTCGGGCCAAGGCGTTCTTTGACTACTTCCCGGAGACGGTGTCGACGGTGTTGGACACCGATCCGATCGACGTTTCCGCCAGCAGCAACCGGGTCAGCGTGCTTCGCTATGCCGTGCCCAACCAAGACGAGCTGATCCTTTTTTCCGATCAGCTGCAATTCCGGCTGAGCAGCGATGCAGCAGGCCTCACGCCAGCCAGTGCCACGGTGAGTGTGGTGACAGCCTTTGAGGCGGATACGACTGTCAGGCCGCTGCAGGCACCCTCCGGGATCGTGTTTGCCCAGACCAATGGCAGCTGGACCCAGTTCCGGGAGTTCAGTGTCCGCGGTGCGGGAACTGCGCTGATCGGATCGGCACCAAGCCTGACCGACCATTGCCCCACCTTCATCCCAGCTGGGGTGACGCAGCTGGCTGGCAACGACACGGCCGGGGTGTGGTTCGCCATCAGCAAGACGGCCGGCAACTTGGATCGGATCTACGCCTACAAGTATTCGGATCGCGGCGGCGCTCAGGGCATGGAGCGAATTCAGCGCAGCTGGTCGTATTGGCAGCTGAATGGTGCCAGCCGGGTGCTGCAGATCCTGTGCGTGCTGGAGACGCTGTACCTGCTGGTGGAGTACCCCGATGGCAGCGTCTGGCTGGAGCGGATGCCGGTGGCTGACCGGTTGAGCACCGAAGCGCTGACCACGTTGCTGCTGGATCGAGCGGTGACCACCACGACGGCAACACCAGCGATCGTGCGGGTCGCCAGCGGGATCTACAACACCACCACCAAGACCACGACCTGGACCCTGCCCTACACAGCAGCGGCAACCACGCAGGCCTGGAGCCTGTACGGCACGGCCCAGAACGGCGGCAAGCTCCTCGGCACCACCAGCAGCGGCAACACGATCACGGCGCGGGGCAACTGGAGCGGCAAGGACGTGGTGTTTGGTGAAGCCTTTGAGTTCCGGTATCGCTTCAGCCGGTTCAAGCTGATGCGGGACCAGGGCGGCGGCCGGGTGGCCAGCAACGTGGACCGGACGCAGGTTCGTCACGCCAGGCTGCGGTATCACGACACCAGCTACTTCAGGGCTGAGGTGACACCAGAGCGCCGGCCCACAGCGGTCTACACCTTCGACGGTTGGCAGCTGGGGGTGCGGAACAGCCAAGTGGGCAGCACCTTGGGCCAGAGCCTTGACATTGAGGACCGGCAGTATTTCGAGGGGGTGTTCAGCATCCCGATCCAGGCCCGCGGCGAATCCTGCATCGTGGAGCTCAAGAACGACACGCCGAACCCGTGCATGTTCAGCGGTTGCGACTGGATCGCGCAGATCACCAGCAAGGCCCAGGCGCTGCAATGAAGTGGCGGCCAGCTGAGCAGCTGATGGTCGAGCTTGTGGCGTTGAACCTGCGCCGCAGTGACGATCTGGAGTGTCGGTATGCCTATGGCATTGGCGGGGGCCAGGCGCTGCGGGAGGCCTGGATGGCATCGAGCGTTGTCCATTGCATCTGTGCCGATAACGGGGAACCCCTGGGCGTGGCTGGCCTAAATGGGAGCGTGATCTGGCTGCTGGGAACCGATGGTCTGACGGCAACACCACAGCGGCGGACGGCGCTGGCCCTGGGTGGCCGGCGGTGGACGGACATCCTGCTGGAGGAGTCTCCACTGCTGGAGAACTGGGTGCTTGCAACGAACGTAGAATCGGTGCGTTGGCTGAGGTCAATGGGATTCAAGATCGCCACACCTGAACCCATGGGCCCCAGCTGCCAGCTATTCCGCCATGCCTGGAGGGAACGCTGATGGCAACGACCGGCGCTGCCCCGGCTGGGGTGTTTGGCCTCGACCCAATCTCCCTTGGCGTTTCAGCCGTTTCCACTGGGCTGAACCTGTTCAGTGGCATCGCCCAGAACAAGGCGCAGCAGCAGGAATACAAGAACCAGCGGGCGTACCAGAGCGCGACTGCACAGTTCAACCAGTGGCAAGCCAGCCTCAATGCACGGCTATCGAACGCCGCGGCTCAGCAGCAGTATTGGCAGGACACCGTTTCCCATAACCAGTCGCTGGCCTATGTCCACCAGCTCCGCAACTTTGAGCTGACCAAGGAGGCCAACCAGGCGAGCGTGGTGGGGCAGACCCGCGCTGCAGCTGGCGCCGAGTTCATGGTCAACAGCGAGGCCATGGCGCAGCAGTACCAGGAGGTGGGGATGCAGGAGGCCGTGGCCTTTCAGCAGTACCAGTACCGACTGCTGCAGCAGTCCGCCGCGTACCAGGCGATTGCCCAAGACGGGAACACGGCCGATCGGTTCGTGAATGACTTCGCCCGCCAGATGGGCGACTACCAGACCCTGAGCGAGATCAACGAGGGGCTGCGGAACCGGCAGTACAAGCGGGACCAGCTGGGCAACGTGGCCCGCTACCTCAATGCCTACAACAGCCAGCCGTTCTACGAGAAGCAGCAGTACCAAGACCCGATTGCCCCGTACCCACCGCTGCCAACGCTGATGACCCCGGCGGCACCGTCCATGACCGGGGCGGCCCCTGGTGGCGTTGGCCCCCTGCAGGTTGGCACTGCCCTGCTGGGCGGGGTGAACACCTACATGACTACTGCTGGCGCAGTTCAGAAACTGAGGACTGGAGGCTGACATGGCACAACAGCGCAACGACGGTCAGATCCAGCCAGTTGCCAGGCCCGTCCAGGCGTTCATCGAGCCGGTGCGGGTCAGCGTGGCCGAGCCTGCCAGGCCGGCGCAGCTGCCTGCCTTCAGGCAGCCCGGTGTGGTGCAGCAGGGCGGCACGCCCAATGTGCAGGGGGTCAATGCGTTTGAGACGCTGGCCCAGAACCTGGAGGCGTTCAACCGGCAGCTGACCCCGGTACTGCAGGCGGCCGGCCTCCAGTACGCCGACCAGCAGATGCGGCAAGGCGAGGCTGTGGCACGGGCCCAAGCGCTGCGGGGCCTGGCGCAGAACGATGCCGCGATGGAGAACGCAGAACTGAACCATGCCGCGGCCAACCGTGCGCTGGCGAAGAAGGATCCCCAGGCAGCCGGGATCATGGCGCTGCTCAACCCGTACCGGCAGGTGGGATACGAGCGGGGCCTGGCAAAGGTGGCCGGCGGCGAGGTGGCCATTGGCCTGCCCAACGCCATCCAGCAGCGTGCTGGCGAGATTGACTACCTGGCGCCAGACCAGGGGCAGGGCCAGGTGCGGCGGATTGCGGACGAATACAGCACCAAGCTGATGGAGCGCTATGGCCTGACGGCCGAAAGCCCGGTGTTCCAGCGCTATGTGGCG